ACGGGTCGTGTAAACAAATCGAATCTCTCGTGGTGAACCAATTCGATAACCAAGCGGTGCGCGAACGAGGCAAGCCTAGAATGAAAAAGTATTCAGGCATCGTCAGACCATTCTACCGTGACCGGTATCTGTGCTAAGTCCTTAACCACATTGGCCCAACCCTCGTGTTCAGGGAAGAAAATGCCGTCGGCTTCTTGCATCTTATCTGATATCGCGGACGCTGTAGCGTATGATAAAAATCTGGTGAGTGCCATTTCAGTCAGTTGCGCCTCGAAGTTGTAGCCATGTTCTGTATTGTAACCACAATAGCGATTACACTTGGCCTCGTCCACATATTTTTCAAATCTGTCGGGAACTTCTATCGTAATGGTGGGTTTAAATTTCAGCTTCATTTTTAGTCTCCTTTGTACGCACGAAATTCTCGTATTGAGCGGCGCAGTATTCCTTTGTTTCGGGGGTGATGTTGTCTAAAGAACAGGCCCAGACCTTTTGTCCTGAGCGCATTCCTACCAACGATTTTATTGTTAAGTGCTTAGACACCAAGCGTTTAGCCTTGGGGATGTCCCCAATTTGCGTGAGCAAAGTCTCTTGTAGCATGGGTGGGATGACCAAAGATGGGGGTTCCATTTCGGTTAGAGGCCAAACAATGAAGGCGGTTGCCGCACCTGCGGGACGCTTCTCTGTCCAAGCCTCTAAGAATAGACGGTCTCCCGATGAGATGCGCGCCCACTCGTCCAGCAATTCCCAGAACCTTTCTTCTGGTGGTATACCTAATTGGTCTACAGCCTTCTCGGTTTGGAGCATATACTCCAACACCTTTGACCATCCAGGTTGTATAAACAGGGGCGAGCGCGCCACCGTATCGGGGTCAGCTTGTGTTAAGCGAGTAAGTGTGGGAAGAATCTCCTTTAAGTCCTTTAAACGCACCAATCTGTCGGCCTCGTGCCTACGTTTAGGCGAGCCACCCAGTCCAGCGAGCCATTCCCTTGTCTTACCTGACGAATCTCTTACCTCGACAAGCCAAGGAACCGAGCTAAAGACACCTTCACATTCAGCCTTGACATCTGTAACTGAAGGGTGTTTTTCACGTGCTTGATACTTCTCGGCATTCTTACTACCCGTCTTAAACCCAGAGATAACCGTGGTATTAAATTCCTTTCGACCGAAATCTCGACCGAGTTTGGTTGATAATACCCCCCAAAGCATGTCTAAGATATCTTCGGGTATACCTTTTGCGGGATGGACGCGCCCAAGAACCTGTGCAATCTTGGCCAAGGCGTTGTTGCGGTCACCCTCATGAAAGTCCGGCAGTAATCGAAGAGTATCCAGAAAGTGTGCTACCTCTGTCGGTGTGTTACCCTCCTCTGTTTTCCCTTGCTCCTTTCTTGCGCGGATTCGAGCCATCAAAGTTGGGCTTGGTTCGGGTAAGGTGCTTACATCCAATCGGCCTGAGTATTTACCTACACGCCCATGCTTATTCATCGCGACCGACTCTGGAAGCATGATTAAACGACGGTTCTTCGCACTTGCCCTAACTTCTCCCTTGACTCCGTTGCCGAAATCAATAGTGGCGGGTAGCTTCTCGCCCGGAACATCGTCGGGTAGTTTAAACCACAGATGCCAGCCGCCTGATGCGGTAGCTACCTTACCTAAACCCTTTGGCGGGGTATCATCGGGACATATCGTGTGCCAAATCGAGTCGAAGTCTGCGCCATATGTGTCTAAGTCTAGTATCAATAAGCGAGTAGGGTCGTTTGACTGAGGGCAAAGGGCGGCTCCCGTGGCATCTCCCGCATTTAGAAGGTGTGCATTCAGCAGTTCATGTTCCTTATTCTCAATGAATTCGTCCCATTTCTTGCCGCCAAATGATGTCGGGAACTTTTGCTTGCTTTTAACGGGGAATACCCAGTATCCCTGTTCACTAAGCGTAAGCCAATTAGTCTTCATTTGATTTTCCTCCAAGAAAGAATTCGCCGGATAATAACCTCCAGCACCTAGCCAATTCAAGACCCCATTCGTCTCCGTGTTCGTGTTCTACGCCCCATGTCAAAACATGCGCCCATTCGTGGGCGAGTAGTGTAAACGCGAGTTCGGGTGAGCGTATGCTCAGGTCTTTCTTTAGCCTTATTAAGTATTGTTTAGAGTGGTGAGAAGTATCCGCCATTCTCTCATCAGGCACGTCATTCGTGATTCTGATTCTGACGGGTAGCCCATCGGGAGCAGGTAACAGCGCCCTAAATAAGCGAACCATCTTCCAGAAGTATCTCCAAGTAACCTTATCTTCTAGCATTTTCAGCGAGCCTTTTGATTGCTCGCCTAACCACGGCAGAGATGGATGTATCTTCTTCGTATGCAAGTTGCTCAAGCTCTTTGTATTCTTCATCTGTTAGTCTGACCTCAATTCTGTGGCTCCGGTCAATAGAGCGTTTTTTTCTGTTAGTCACGGCTACCTCCTATTAGGAACCTTTCGACCTATTAAAAGCGCGTAAAGCCAGCAAACACAAGGGCTTACGGCAAAACACCCAAAAAATGCGACGGCGGGGGGCCAGCGGGAGAGTCTCGGCAAACTGAATGCTTACAACCGAATGCCAAATCTCTCAAAAACCGCCTTAACCCCGCCGCCACAAAAGACTTACGTTCACGCGAATAGGTCGAAACGTCCCTTATAGTCGAGACGCATCCTTCCTAGCCGCGCGATGTTTCCTACCCTTCGATATCGCCAGCTCAATGGCATCCTTCGACACATGTTTCTTAATCTCCGCCATCAACATTTTCTCTAGCCAATCGCGTGGGTCGATAGCCGACTGAGCGGCTACCTGTCGGACAAGTAATTCAATGCTGTGGGAGAGTTTAATCATGGCCCATTATCATAAGGATATTCTCGGCGTAGCCCTTAATATCTTGCAAAGAATCTCGGCTTGGGCCAGCTTCTGACTGACACCGCGCAATCTTCTGCAAGATATTGAGGAAACATACATCGATTGGTGTTCGACTGGAAGATTTCGTATTCAAGTCGTAAGCATGCCAGAACCGCGCCGTCCTCCAATGATTCTCGGAAGGCGGCCCGTAAGCCTTCCCCCTTTCGGTAACTAACGACTTCACTGTGCGCCTTACCATTTAAACGTCCTCCTTATTTTTAGTCATGAAAACCATTCTCGCCGCGTTCTTAGCCTTGACTTTACGCATCTCCTCAATGAGTTGAAGCGCCTTAGTCAGCGGCGCACGACCTCTTCGATGGAACCTCGCCCTCGGAAAGGCAATGCCTTCCTGCTCCAATACTGCCCAAGTGGTGCGTCCCTTTCTAATCCAGACATGCGCCGACGTGTAGCAGCGTTTACACAGCCCACGTGTGTGCGCCACCCTATCACAATCCGTTACGTTACACTTCATTGTCCATCCTCCACGGCAGTATCCAAGTCGAATTCAATCTCAGCTAAATCCTCCAAATCTTCAGGAGCGAGCATCTCCTCATAACAAGACCAACCGTGCTTATCATCCCACCATTCCTCATCGAGAACGGTTTCCGTTAATTCGGTCTTGTCCAAATCCTCAAGCATCTCTACCTGCTTCTCTAAGTCTGCTAACGACGTGCCTTGAAGCGTTATGGTCGTATCAGTCTCATACGAAATGAACTTATTTAGCCTCACATGGACATCAAGTTCCCAAGTATTATTGTCCGTCATTTTTCTTATCCTCCATGCGTTGTTTAAACGTCTCCATCCAGTAAACGAGGTAATCACCAGCCAAACCTTGCGTCAATCCAAAAGCATCAACTAAGAATTCCCCTGCTCCAAACATGTTTGTTACGCCCGACTCTCTCAAGTCATCAAGGTATTCCGCATGTTGTTCGGTATACCCATCAGGCACTTTAATCGACTCACTAACCATCAAATCTATCCTCCAAGTGTATTTCTCTATTTGTTGCTATTGAGTGCGCTTGGTCATCTAAGCCCAAATCACACACTAATGTATCCCACCTGATTCCAGATACGGAGACATGCTCCCCCTCTATCATCAAGTCTGTTACCTCATAGTCAAATTCTGGACACCACCCCTGCTCACCAGGGTCTCCATTCGACTCGTAAGGTCTGTCAGCCTCGCCCCTTTCTGTGCAAGTAACGTGTAAACACAACGTAACCTGAACATCTGACCAACCATCCGCCAGTTCCTTCAACGTAATGGTTGCTTCAGGGTAAGCTCTCGCCAATCTATCTAAATCAGTATTCACTTCGACCATTCTTCCTTCAACTCCTCGCTGAACAACTCCAGCGCATCGGGTGTAAAATCTATACGTCCACTCGGTAGCGTGAAATCACGCACCCGAACAAACATGGTGGCAAGGAACTCAGGACTAACCCAACCAAGGGGCTGTCCGCAGACCTCGCCATCGGGAGACATGAGAGCAACCTCGGCATCATGGCTATCGATTGCCTGCGACAGCCGCCTAGAGTCAGCTTTCCTATCCTCCATCCGCTTCCTGGCCTCGCAGTAATGGAACGGACTCCATCTCACCGAGAGACCAAGCCCATTCCGAAACCTCACCGTGAAACCATTTTGGGACTGTGTAAACGCCCTCATCGCTCGTCCTCCTCTCTCCAAACTACGCCAAATTCGCTAGGCTCGTAGCCCTCATCCTTGTTGTCGCAATCGGGACACCACAGGTCTGTTCGCGCTAGGTCATCGGCACACCTTTCACCATTATTCAGGTGAGTCCACTCACGACTCTGAACATCAGAGCCGCCACATTTTTCGCAGACCCAACTCATCGCGCGACCTCCATCTGATTACCACACCCACAAGTAGGTGGGGGCAGAACCTCAAGCCATTTGCGGGTCATCCGAGCGATACAACCACAACTCCAGCATTGAATCTTAATCATTCTTGACCCCGGTTTCTTTCTCGCTTGACCATCCAAGCCCGGATGCGGATACTCACCGAGCATCTTATTTACAAGTCCCAACTTTCTCTTTAGGATTTCACCCGCAACGGTCGCGGTCATTTTGCCCTCCAGCCCTACTGCCTTGGCTACCTTTCTGAATGGGCCTCTATGACCGCACTCAGTGCCAACCGACGCATGAACCATCTCATGAAGCAAAACCGCAAGAACCTCGATGGGGTCAGTCAGCTCAGGACTAATGAAGATGTGCGCCCTCTCCTTATCCCCACTTGCCTTCTTGTCCCAACATTGTCCAATCGTCTTTCCATGCGCCCCACCTCTTGAACCCTTTGCCCAACCCACCGAAACATGTGGGGTCAGGAAATCTGGAGCAGAGACTCTAGTCATCAAGGGGCGTAGCTCCCCAACCGCAGACTGGAGCCAATCCTCCCTGTTCGACGCAATGGCGGCTTGCCTTACTGTTCCTAGCTGTATCACCTCCATCATTCAACCTCCGAGCGTTTAAACGCACTCACATAGAGCTGGAACTGTCCCGTCTCTGTGATGGCGAATCCAGGGATGAATCCCTCATCTTCGCATTGGTCATAGAACGACCGCGCCTCTTCGATAAACTGCCTATGAGTTAAG